TCATAGAAAAACGCACTAACTACATCATAATCATATAAAGAGTGATTGAGTGATGTGGTGTCAACTTCACAAAGTGCTTTATCACCTATATTCGCTACGAGGTCTCCCACAGCGGAATAGAAGGTTATAGAATAGATTTTTTCAAGTTTATTGATGGAAACACTATTCAGTCTTACATACCCGTTATAGAGTTCGTATCCATCGTAAATCAAATCTGCTTCAAACTTTTTCTTTGGGTTCCAATCTGTGAAGACTTGGTTTATATCAAAAAAGTAATTGAAGATATAGTTGTTATTTTTTGAACCAGGAACCTTAAACTCTTTTGTAAATGCACTATTCTTTTTTGTAATGTCCTGTATTTCTGCGAAGGACACTTCCATATCAATATTTTCATTACCATAGAGTTCAATAAACTCCTGTTTGCCTTCAACATAAGTTCTAATCTGTAGTCCCATATTATCCTTGAGTTCTGTATCTTTTTACATCTGCGTAGTTTAGTGTAAAGGTATATTGGAAAATCTTTTGATATTGTTTTTGGAACTTTTTGAGGTCTTTGTTTTCCACAACGACAGGTATAAGATATTGGTATTGTCTGATTTCACCGAGACAGGACTGGCAATCTTCTATATCAGGTTGAGCACATGGGTCAACGATTGCTGTTGTCCCTTCTATCATATACACTTCCGTTGAGTTAAAGATTTCTTCAACAATCACAACATCTTCATCAGTCATAAAATTAGACATACATTCAATTTTGTAATCAGCGTCAGTATCATAAACAGTTGTACCCCTTTGGTAAGCACCACGACTATACCAAGATTTATCTAATGAACTTTCTTGTCTATAAGTCTTTCTGTTGATGTTAAATGTCTTTGTGGATTTCTTACCGAATGTATAAGTGTCCCACATACCCCTTCCATTTAAGAATAACAAATGTATAGGTTGATTGATACAATCAGGGTCAGTCATATAGAACTCAAGGATTTCACTTGTCCTTGCTGAAAAGTTCATATCACTACCTGATGTAAGATAAAAACAAACTTTTCCTGATTCTTGTGGAATTACATTTGTTCCTGATTGGGTAATGTTCCACGGCATATAAAATACACAATTTTTCCACATCTCATATTGATTGGTGAATCCTGTTGAGACATTTGATGTATACGCAGAATAGGTGTAATTATCATCTTGAAAATCAGCACCCCTGATTACAACTCTTGAAGTATTATTAGTGAAATAATCATTTTGACCATCAAGGAAAGAAACGATGATAGGACAATCTGGATGATGTTGTCTTCTTCTTACCCTTTGTGAAACATAACCATCTTGTGATATGGTTTTATATTCCCTACCAGCAGCATTTAAGAACTCACGAGGCCCACAAGTTGTATCGTCCCCTTGTTGATAGATGTGTCTGAATAAGTCATAATAATACCACGACTGATTATCTACTTGATAGAAATTAGGGGATTGTGTATACCCTGAACCAAGTGTTGCTCCTGATAAATAAGGTGATGGAATAAGTTTGTTATCAACACCAGGAAATATGTTTACTGCTGCTGGTTGAAATGAAGCAGTCAAATCCAAATCAAGAATAATAGTCTTTGCGGTTGTATCTTCATATTCACAACCAACTTTTACTTGGTATTGTTCTGCGTGCCATAGTACCGGTAAAGTTTGAGAATAGTTGTTTCCGTTAAAGGTATTAAATGCGTTTAATGTTCTTGTGTTTGTGGCATCACTCATAGTCATCACAGAGTTTTCTTGTGCGACATAGTTTAAGTAAGGGTAAGTTGTACCCGAAAATCTTGGGTTTGCGTTTAAGAATGTTCTAACAATTTCTGTAAGTTCAACAATCGCTTTACCATAAGAATTAGGACGAACTTTTAATCTTGCGGCTGGTTCAGGATTTGCTGAAAAGTTTAATGTTGATGGTCTAAAATATATGTCTATTACAAACTTGAAGTTTGTTAAAGTATATCCCGTTGATGATAGAGTATAGATATGTTCACCATTACTGGGAGTAATAGTAAGTGGTGATTGGTCTATGTTTATTATTACGCTCATTTTAATCTATTGGTTCTTGAATTATTTTGATAAGGAATTGTTGTAAGTCCATTCCAAGTTTCGCAGCAGGCCCATTAGGGTCATCAAACGCTTTTATAAATACATCAAAACCATCATCATAAAAATTGGTTGGTTGTATACCGAACCTTTGAATTGTTTTGGATATTGCGATTGCTGTTCCTTTGATATTGAACTTCTTAAACCTACCTTTTGGGTCTCTATTTAACCCCTTTGTTTTTATCCACTTCATAAGTGGTTTCAAGGGTACATATTTACCTGGCTGTCTACCATCGTTCACATACTTCCAATAATCCAACATATTCACTTTCATCTTATTAGTTGTTGGGTCAAATGAGACTTGAATTGAATTATAAAGGTTACCGGTTTTTTGTTTCATATTTCTCAAACCTGTAGATTGTTTCTGACCAAAATAACCTGGTGCATACGGATATGGTTTCGCAAGATTTCGTTTTAATGCTTCTTGGAACATCATAGCAAGTTCATTCATCGCCGCATTGTAATTCGGCTGTTGTATTTGAACTTGTTGGAAAGAATAAAACTTATAGTTATTGACTGACTCCATCTTCGTTATTATCACAAGGTGGGAATGTAGAGTATGGTGCTATACATCTGTTTATTGCGTCAGGTACTCTCAATCTTATTTTCCCCGACCATCCATTTAAGTAATCATCATATTCTTCGTGGAATGGGGACATATCAATAGGATAATCTAAATCCAAATTACAATAACACTCCATTCCTGTTGCGTATTTTAATTGAGCGATTACATCCTTCAATATGTCTAATGTATCACTCAAATTATCTAACTCATTATCAAAGTTTTTGGTATTTTGAATGTCCATGATAAGTATTGTGAACTCATAGGTTGTTTCCTTTCCGTCTGTTTTTGCTCCATCTGTAATCACCCACATTGCAGGATAAAAGGGTGCAAGATTTTTCACAGTATTATCTTGTTTTAATCTCGTTTCAGTTTGATAAATAAGTTGTTCTATTGACCCATAACCGAATGATTGTAACTGGTCGTGGTAATCTGCTAATGTTTGTAGCAAATCAATAATTTTTTTATAGTTGTAATATCCTACCGAGTTCGCCATTTTATCTATTTTTTAATTGTTGTTGAATCTTTTGTTGTTCTCTTCTTCTTATATCGTTTATGTCTTTCATGTATGATAAATAGTTCAAAACAAAGACTAACGGATATTTAGTAATTTCTTCAATCTTGGTAATATCTTCGTTCGCCAACGAAACAAGAGTAGCGAACCAACCCCAAAACTTATCAAAGGAATAAACTTCACGAGAATCCAAATCATCTTTGCCATCAATTTCAGGTTTAACCAAAAAGAGCCCTTGAAATTGCCTCGTAAGGTTTTGTCTAAATGAAAAAAAAAATTGGTTGCTCCCCTTACATATTTTACCGGTAGTTTCTTGAACTCTTCTGCTTTCGCTTGTAATTCTTTTGAGTTGTAAGGTTTATAATTTCCTTTATCATCAACTTCACGATATAACATCGCCATCATAAGTGGCATCTCTTTCTTTTTTTCGTGTGGTTCTTTGGATAGGTATGTGTCAATATCAATAAACTCACCAAATGTTAAATTAGGTAAATCAAGAAAACGATAGTTTTTTCCGTTGAAACTGAACTCCTGATAGAACTTGTCCCCACTTTCAGTAAGAAAAACGGAGATTTCATTAGATATTTTGACCACTTCCACATAATCACTATTCTCAATTTCTTCTTCGGTAAGTCCTGTAGTCATAGATAATAACCTCACACAGAACTCCCTTTCATCAGTCCATTCTTGTAATAGTATAAGTTTAGACCACATTTCAACTGTGGGTTCTTCAATCTCGTAAGCCTTTCCTTTGTAATTAAACTTCATCATATAAAAATATCATTTTTGTTTTTTTTATTCACAACTTTATCTAACAACATAACTTCCATAAGTTGCTTTTTTCTTGAATGAATGATAGGATAATGCTAATGATATCACAGTATCATCGTGAAACCCATTAGGAGACCCATATTTAATCTTTCTTGTCTTGGGTGAGTATTCATAAGTAAAAACAGAAAGCTCTTTGTATAGGTCTGTATTGAGTTCTGGTGATGGTAGTTTTATTTTGTCTTCATTCATCCCCATAATCAAATCTTCAATCATATTTTGTTTACTATCACTATTGGTGATAAATGGTTGTACGGAGGGGTATTGTTTTTTTATTTGTTCGTATAAGACATCACCTATTGAGTTGACCTCTGCGAAACAAACTGGTCTCCATTTACGAAGTTTGTTTACAACTTCACTTATGATAATGTCCCAACTCTTTTGTCGTTCCCTATAAAAGTCCACCATATCACCATCACCATTTAGAATAGTAAGAACAGTATAGTCATTCTGTCTTCCAAAATCCAAACCAGCGTAATACTTTTTGGATGGGTCATAACTTGGATAGTTGGTTATCACACAAGTTGTTTTAAGGTTTGAGAATACTTCCCCACCATCATCTATAAACTCTGCGAGTATTTCTTGTTTGTAGATTGTATCAGGTAAAGATAGTTTTGCTTCAATCAATTCTTCTTCTGTAATATATGGAGTATCAAATGATGTTGCGTGAAATGTTTTATACAAAGGGTACTCATCACTCATTCCTCTCATTGCGAGATTATAAAACCAATTTCTTCCTTTGGGTGTTGATATGAATAAAACCTTCTTACCATTTACGAGTACTGTTGGTCGGAGTACTGTATTCCACACTTCGTCTTTGATATATGCTGCTTCATCAATAATGAGGTAATCTAAAGTATAACCACGAAGGGTATCTTCCCTTTCCCCTGACCTAAAATAGATTACCGAACCATTTATGAATGTTATTGTAAGTTCACTCTTATTTACTGACTTGGTAAGTCCTGTTCCTGCGATTGAATTGGTAAGTTCGGTAAATACTTTTTTTGCTTGAGAATATACTGGTGACACCCACATCGCAACTGAACCATTATCTTCTAATACCCACTTGAGAAGTAGGTTCATAGCAGTAAATGATTTCCCCGCCTGACGACCAAAGCAACCAATTATAAACTTGATGGACTTATCCATGCAAGCATCAATAATTTCT